GAATCAAATAAAAGGGCAGGTATTTTAAAAATAGTATCTGAAAATATCAATGTTCTTTATTGGAATAATTATGACCAACAATGGTTTAACTGCCGCCCCGTCCGCAGAGATGAAGTAGCTTTTTACGAGGATAAAAAAGATGAGTAACAAAGATATTTTGGAAAGTATTAAAAAGTGCGAAGGGTTTGTTGGGGCAATCCTCAAAATTAAAAGAAGTCACTATGAAGTTATTGATTATGACTATTACTTGGGTTTCATCATAAAAAAGATTTCAGGTAAAAAAGAAAATTCTTGTATCAGAGTTTCTTTATCTCAAATGGTTAATGGGATAAATGCTGGAGAAATTAAAATTTTAGATATTAAGGAGCAATCAGATGAGTAAAGAAAGGGTCTATATCTGTGTCGGTGAGGGCTACATGAACAACATCAGACAAGGCTTGTGCGGTGGCTATGGAACCGTTAGCGATATCATTTACTGGTTATTTAATCGTTCAAAAAAAGATTGTTTCCCTGAATTTACAGACAAGGAAATAATTGATTATGTTGCCAAGAATTACCGGAAACGGTTTGAAGAAAAGAGCAACGAAAGCGGAGGTTGGAGTATTCAATGGGAGTTATTCGATGTGGCAGAAGATTAAATGCTGGCTTGGTTGGCACGAGTGGGGTTGTGTCTGTTCTCTTTATAAGAATTGCCAAAGAATAAAAACCTTGAAATGCCGAGTTTTTAATATTCGATGTAAACATTGCGGAAAGGTAAGAGATGAAGAGGAAGAAAATAAATGAGTGTAGAATTGTCTGACATAGCAAAAGATTACGGTTGGGAATCTTGGGGCGAGTATTTTATTTTAAGCAAAGCACACGGCGAGTTTCATTTAAGTAAAAATGGATTGTTTTTTGTTTGTGCGAGTTGTTCAAGAAATACACCTATCAAAACTATATTAAAGCCTAAAGATATTAAAGATATTTTGAAAGCATTAGGAGAAAAGCGATGAGTGCAGAGAAACCAGAAGTCGGCGATGTATGGGAAGACTCAAAAGGTATGGTGCATATTAGTCGTATATTTACATTATCGGACGACACAAGAGCAATAGTTTTTATCGATAATAACAATAACACAGTACTCGAAGATTCCGCTAGAGAAGAACATTTTATTAAAATGTTTACTTATAGCGGCAAGAGCAAAGCCAGCATTGAAGATTTGTTTTGTGTAAAAGAAAATGCCAAAAATTATACACAAACAGATTTGCGTATCATAGGTGAACTGCAAGCCGAGATTAACAGGCTTAAAAAGGTATTAAAAGATATTTTTATAATAGCCAAACGAAACAAAAGCGCCTTATTAGCAACGCCAGAAAATAATACTTTATCTCTAATTGAAAATGAGTGCGCTCTTGCCTTAATCGGTGAAAGTGAGGAAAAATGAAATATACCGGATATACAAAAGCCGAATTAATTGAATGGTGTCAGTGCCTAGAACACAACTATAATGTTGAAAAAGAGCGATTTGAGCGGGTGTCTGGTATAGCTCAAAAAGAGGCTATTGAAATCGTAGAACTTCGCAGGCTGCTGGAAGAGTGTAGACCGGCATTAAGCCACTTAGGCAAATGGAATGTTCAAAGACAAAACCTTTTAACCCGTATTAATACCGCCCTTGGCGAAAGTGAGGAGCGATGACGAAAAGAAACAACTTATAAAACTGTTTGGAGAAAAATACTAATGGCATATTTAGAAGAACTGCTGCCCGAGTTCAGAAAAGGGGCAAAGATTAGACGTAAACATTGGGCGTCGAATGCGTTTATCCAAAATATTGACGATGATGATATAGATATTAAAGATTTGTATCGTGATGACTGGGAACTTTACCAAGAGCCTATTGACTGGGACTACATCATCAAGAACAAGTGCCTATGCTGGTTTTGGGATGCAGACGAATCAAATAAAAGGGCAGGTATTTTAAAAATAGTATCTGAAAATATCAATGTTCTTTATTGGAATAATTATGACCAACAATGGTTTAACTGCCGCCCC